AGAAATAGATGGTGTAACACTAGCACCGGGTGTTTGAGAAACCGATATTGAAGGTGTTTGAGAAACCGATATTGAAGGAGTTGATGAAAGAGATGGGGAAACAGTTATCGTTGGTGAAGGAGTAACTGATGGTGTAATACTAGCTGTTGGTGTAATTGAAGGAGTAACTGATGCGGTTGGTGTAATCGAACTAGTAGGTGTTATCGATCTTGTAGGTGTGATCGAACTGGTAGGGGTTATTGAAGGAGTTACCGAAGATGTCGGTGTAACAGATCTTGTAGGGGTTATTGACGGTGTTACTGATCTGGTAGGTGTTACGGATCTTGTAGGTGTAATCGATCTTGTAGGAGTAACTGACGGTGCCGGTGTACTTGAAGGTGAAGGTGTTCGTGATGGAGTTGGAGACGGCGATGGAGCAGGTGTGCAATCAGCAATATAAATCCATTCTGCAAAAGCACTACCTACCGGTGGTGGGTTACTTGCCTGGTCATTAGTACAATACTGGTCACCGTTATAAATGCTACCAGTAAAACTACTACCATCGCAAAGTGTTATTGTGAAATTGTCTGGATTATCACCACCAGAATATTCCCATAGTGTACATGACATATTATACTACCTCCTCGTAAAGACTATCATTTTCTTCAACAACAATATCTATTGGATAAGAACTTCCATCTCTTAAAATATTTGTTTTATCTGCGTTATAAGCTCGTACAGAATAAATGATGTTAGCACTAGAATCGTACCTAACCCCACTAACATAATACTCAGTACCATTTTCTTTAACCAAAACAATTCCAGTTCTATTATTAGTCCAAATAGTTCCAATATTATTGTAATTTGATTTAGCTATTAATGCACGTGCCATATTATTCAACAATTATATTATTCAATATAGACTTATTATACAAGAACGGAAACTTAAAATAAGGTAATTGTAAGTTTGATGAAATGATGTCTATATCAACGGTTGAATAATTAGGATTAAAAACAAGTAATGATAAACCGTTGCTTGTTATAGTTGTACCGTTAGCTAAAACACGTCTTAATAAAAATGTATCAACACCGTTAACGCTTAAAATTTGAGTTACTAAATCGTTAATAGAAATTAATTGACCGAGTTTACAATTTTCAGGTTTAAAATAATTTTGGAATACGGTGTTGATATTATTTTTAATTGCGTTTATGTCAACTCTAACATCTGGTGTCTTTTTAACAACTAAGAAAGTTGTTTTGTAAATATCTTCATTTGGAGTTTCGTTAGGTGCAACTAATCCTAATGTAAATGCGGTGTAAATAGGATCTTGAGGTATTAACTCCATGTTTAATGCTTTATAGTTAGTCATTGAAGACAATATTACATTCTTTTGTGAGTTTTGTAAAAAGTATTGTCTATTATTTTCATCCACATTTTTAATTCTTGGTGTATTGAAAATATAGATGTTGTTGGTTTGACCAGCGTGTGAAAAATTAACTTCATTAAAAATATATCTAGGATCATCATTCGGTCTTGTAATACCTAAATCATAAAAATATTTTATAAACGTGTCAATGTATGTGTTGTTATTAACTACTTTGGTATCAATAACAATATTACTAAATGTTTTATTTACAAATGTGACGAAATCTTGTTCAGTTATAAGTCTGTTTTGACTAAAAAACGTTTTAGGTGAGTTGTTTCTTATCTCATCAACACTTTCAGGTTGGTTTGGTGGAGATGATGCTAAGTCGTTGGTAAAAGATATGTTACTAGCTTCCGAAACATTTAAATAGTTAAGTGAGGTGTTTAAAACATCTAAAGCAATTTGATTGAATTGAGGTGTGCTATAGAAACTGAGAGTGTTGCCGTTTAACTGATTAGCAGAAATTACCCCCGCTGCCCCATTACTTTGTAAGTAGTAAATGTAAACAAGATCACCAGCATTTAACTTTTTACCGAAAATGTTATTGCCGAACTTAATTTCATAATACCCATTTTCATTTAATCTTAATTCATAAGAAGGTGATGTGCTACTTTCTAAGAATAAAGAGTTAGTTAAATTAAACTCTGTGTATAATCCTGTGTTAACATCCTTTACGTAAACACCGAAACTATCTTGGTCAATATTAAGAGGGTTATTAGTAATATTATCCTTTACCGAGACTGTAAATGTTTCAAAAACTTCACCAGTAGCGCCTTGAGCTGGATATTCTACTAAAGGGCCTTGATATAATAAATTTTCTGAAGAAAGAGTTGTTAGGTCTTCAACTTGACCTGTTATTTTATTAAATGTGGTGTCTTTAATAAAAGAATAAACAATACCATTTACACTAAAGTATGAATATCTTGGTATAGTGTATATACCGGCTGGTAAGTTTTCATTACCTGTAGCATTAAAAGAGAGTAAAGAGGTTTTGAAACCTGTTGGCTTATAATTAATAAGCTTAACCAATCTATTCATGTTTTCATAAATAGTGGTTTCATTAAACATTGATTGGCTACTTGTTGAGTTAAGATAGAAAAGTAGATAATGGTATGATAATGCAATAATATCAGTAATAGCACTAATATTACTACCTTCAAAGTTTTGATCAGTGAATACACCTCCTTGATTCAATCTATCACGGATAAGCTGTTTTAAAGTTAATGCATCAAATGATGCGTAACTGTTTTTATCTAATGTAAAATCTGTAAATGTATTGGCCATGGTTAGTTATTGAAATAAAATCCTGCTTTATCTAATACACCAACAATCTTTACTTGTTGTGTACTGAATCTAGGCACTGTAATTGAAAGTTCAATTGAGTATTGATTGTTTTCTGGATCAGGCACAACATTAACGTTAAGAACATTCACTCTTGGTTCAAATCTTTTAATACCTTCATATATCGCCGTACCCACAGCACGGGCTCTATCATTGGTAACTGCCATAAACAACATATCACCGAAACCTATACCAAAAACTGGATTTAATGGTTTTTGACCTGGTCTAGTGGTAATAATGCTTGTAATACTATTGTAAATTGCGCCTAAATTTGTATCTGCTTGTACATCCAATATTTGTTGGTTTTTATATAACTGGTCGTTAAAGGTATAACCAGTTTCAAGATCTAAATGAAGATCTGAATAAACATTGGCGTTATTTCTAAAGGAATTAACGTTAGATAAGATATCTAAATTAATACTTGGCATTATTATTATTTAAACCAAAAATAGAAATATACAAAGAGAGCTTAAATAATAATATTATGTCAAACAAGTTTTTAACATTAGTAGAAAACAGCATTGCTAGATATAGCAACGGAGGTTTATTAGTTGGCGATGTAGTTAAGTTTGTAAAAAACTACAAGAGTAAAGATTCATATAAGTCATTGAGTGACGATGTAAAAGACTTCATTGATAACTTCATTAAGACTGATAAAAACTTAAGAGTTGTTGACATAAAGACAATGTTTCCATCCAGTGCACCTGGTGATAACACAAACAGAGGTAATGCATTTTCAGTTGAGTTAGCTATTGAATTAGCTCCTGGCAGTTATGATTTACAAAACAAGGTAACAGTACCATCAAACATTTTAACTACTGCTAATACCTACTCAAACTTACCTGACATTCCAGATAGTTTAAGAAAGAAAGAAAAGATCAACCATAAGCCAGTAGCACCTGAAGAAGCAGAAGAGTCACCTTATAACCCATATCTTCAAACTTTAATGTCACAAGATGGCAACAATTTACGTAGATCAGAAACAAAACTTTTAAACAAGAATGTTGCTATACCAGCAATGCCTGCAACAGGTGATAAGGTACCTGAAGTTAAAGGTTTTAATAGTGCGTACAAACCACTACCAACCGAAATTAAATAAGTTTCTCTAACTGACAGAAACACGCAAAAGCGTTAATTTCTTTATCTACTACAAACACATCTCTATAGAGATGTTCGCTAATTATAATAATAGCTTGTTTAGTCTTTTCCTCATCTATATCGGAACTAACGAGGAAATTCATATAACTCTTTAATAGGTTACCGTAATCACCTTGGAACTCACTTTCATTTTCAATTAAAAACTTCCTTAACTCGATACTCTTATCTTGTTTAAGGAACTTATGAATCTTATCCACTAATTCGTTCCTATCTACAGTTTCTTTTACTGATAAAGTTCCTGTAACACAATATTTTTGAATAGTGTTAATAATTTTACGTATGTCTGGAAAGCTATCTTTGATAATTCTAGCTAGCCCAGTTTTTTGCTCAGAAGGTATTTTAATTTTTTCAGCTTTTAAGATAAACAATACTCGTGCTGTTACATCATGAATGTCTGGGTTAAGATCAAAGTATTGTGTTCTACTTTGAATAGCTGGAATAATTTTGTGTTTATAATTAGCGGTTAAGATAAACCTAGTATAACCGCTGTATTCCTCCATTGTATTACGTAAAGCTCTTTGACCATCAATGGTGATACCGTCAGCTTCATCTAAGATAACTACTTTAACTTTACCATCGAGACTTTTAGTTTGTGAAAAATTACTTACCTTTGTTCTAATGGTATCAATACCGTTTTCATCAGAAGCATTGATATATAGATACTGACACTTCAAGATGTCTTGTACAATAATACGTGCTATGGTCG